GTGTTATTTGTTCCTGCTGGATAAAACGAATGATTCGTGTAAAAACCAAGCGTATAACTATGATACCCCTGAAATTTCGGATCATTATTTTCCACTTCGGAAATTACCGGACCATTCCCAAAATTATGAGTTCCAATAATTGAACAAGGCTCATTTCCGGTATAAGGACTTTCCATCACACAATCCTGTATGATTCCGACAGCAGAAAGCCGATAATATCCTCTGTCGCTTTCAGATATTGGTGAAGATATTCCGATCCCGTTCAATTCAAATTCCGTATCATTTGTTGATACAAGAAGCCGTATTTGTGGCGCCTCATCATCATAATAAGGAAACCAGGCATTCATATGATTTGTTCCTTGCGTCTTTGTCGTCGATATTTTTTTCAGAAGTGTTCTTGTCAGCCGGTTATTTTCATTCCAGAGCAGCCGCCCGGTCTGTGAATCCTCAAAATATCCATTAGAATTGATGACGAAGGACCCAAGGAACCGTTTTGAATGATCCGCGCTGAAAACCCGGACGCCATCTTGCCACGCCAGCAAACCGGACGCGCGAGAACCAACCGCCACCCACGCAGAAACCGACAATTTTAGCCCGTCAGAATCCGCAGAGAGAAAAACGTCATATGGAATCCCGGCAGTCAATCCGGATTTTCCCAGGGAAAGCAGCGAGAAATCAAAATATTCCCACGCGCCATAAAGATAAAGCCCGATCCTATTCCCTTTATACGGAACGAAATATAGATAATCGCCCATCGTGATATCAGAATCCGGACACGGATCACCGGCAACCAGTGTAAGCCGGCCATGAGCCGCCGCCGGAGTGTTGGCCAACTGCATAATCTGCAATTCCCGCAGATTATGAACCGTTCCAGGAATAACCCCGGACCCGTCCCACAAAAAAGAACCAATCGCCCGTGAAGAATTGGACGAAACCAATGCCAGGGAAAAACTGCCGTCAGACCCCGCCGCCGCGTAAATCGTATAACGGCCCGGGTTCGGCATATCCACCGAGGACAGCGCCAGCGTCAGATTAGACCTCACAGCATAAGCCACGCCGCCGATCATCAGCGCAGCAGGCGCGGAATCAGAAGCAGACAGAACAATCGTGCTGGGGCTCGCAGAAGACAGCGGCAAATCGCCGTAGGATGAATATAACAGATCCCGGACCGTCCCGGAGGCCGCCGGATCCCCGCCGAGATATAACGCATCTTGCCGGAGATAATTATACTGATTCGCTTCCGTCGCCTGGCCCTCAACCACAGGAGAGGACAAAGGATAAGTCATATTTCCACCTTCCGAAGAATTTCCGCTTCGACGGTAATATCCATGAATTTCTGATTCTTTTCTTTCTTATAGGCGTCAAGATACCATTCCTGATACAGCCCGTTATAAGTGACCTCGTAATAATGGTCATCTAGATCAGCCCAGATCATGTATTTGTAATTCTGCAGAATCTTTGCTTTCCAGACAATATACTCGTTATAATCCGGCAGCGGCCCCGGTATATTTCTTTTGATCCAATACCGGACAATGGCCAATGCCTTTTTATCCATATTATCCATATAACCTCATTTCCAAACCGCCGTACCCCATACAGAAACCGGATCAAGGACGCCAAGCGGAAGCCAGGTATCTTTTTGTGCCGGTCCTATCGGAATATCGCGTAAACTGCGGGTCGTCAGATTGATTTCCAATGTCTGACTTTCCTGATAGATTGTGTTGATAATCGCGTGTTCATCAGAATACAATCCGGAAATGATCCCGGCTTGAGTATAGAGGATGATATCTGTCGTTTCATCCAGAATGTCAGATATTCGCTTCCGGATTTCATCAGGCGTGAAAGGATACCAGCCACCATCAGGACACAAGACCTCATCAGCCGTGACCACTGTGAACCATAAATGCCGGACCTTCGTCGGGGTTTGATCCCGCGAAATATCCGGTCCGGCATCGTCTTTTTCAGGCCAGTACGTTTCAAAGTGGATTTTCACCCGCGGACCGATCGAATCAGACTGAATCCGATAGCAGACAAGCGGGATAGGATCATGTTTATAATGCGACAGAATCACGTCGCAGTTTTCACCTGGAACCCAGACCGTAGAATCGTCGCTCATATTTCAAAATCCCCACGCGGCAGCGGATCATGGACAGCAGGCTGAAGCCGCGCCAGATCAGAAAAATACTCGGTAATCAACTGTTCCGCCTGTTCCATCAGCGCCGCCCGGTCTTCCGGACGTTTACCGAAGACCTCAGTCACAGAACGCGCCCGGATCCGCATAGCATACCCGGCAGCGCCCTTGATTACTGCAAACTCGTGAACCGCCGGAATTGTCGTTTCCCGTGCTTCGTCCAGTCCCTTGATTCGATGCGGCAGGGACAGACCCAAAGACAGCTTTTCATTGACTGCCGGCACATCCTGACCGCCGTAAATATTCAGATAAACTTTCTGCTCAGTCCGATATTCGCCGAACTCCAGCCAGTAACCCGCCTCATTCCGGACCGTCTGGATTTCCGCCGCCGGATCCAGAAACCCGGTCAGCGTCACCGAAACGCCATCGACCGCCGCGACCCGCTGAAAGATCGTCGTTTTCAGCGGACAGAACGAGCGGTAAACCGGCAGCGCTTCCCGGAAGCCCATGTCAATGGTTGAATCGGAATACCGGCGGCCGGTTTCGTCACCGAGGACAATCCGGCACCCGGCCCGATAATCTGCGATTTCTCTCATCATTCCTCCAAGGCAGCGCGAACCGCTTCCCGCCATCGTTCCGGAACGTCGTCAATTGTCATTTTCCCGGCCCGAATCCGTGAAACGTAGAATTTCACCATATTAACCTCCGATCATTTCTGCCAGTTCTGCGATAGCGCCGGCATAAATATCTAATGTTTCCTGAATGATTTCTTCCGGTGTTTTGTCCCGCAGGCAGAAACCGAAAGTTCCCATGTAAGGGTAAATCCCTTCACAAACCTGATTCTCCAGCTGGATTTCTGTCTTTTCTCCGGTGATATAAATTTTCCGCAGATTTTCAGACGTCAGCATGGAAGCCTGAACGTTATCAGAAAGCCAGTTTCCGGACCCGTCCGGAGTTACTTCGATTGAGGTCCCATCAGCTAAGACCATAGTAAGTTTTTCTTCATTAGCCATGTATCTAATCCTTCACCAAATAAATTACGGTACAGATCCACCATTTCGGAAATCTGCACCTTCGACATGACGCGCCGGAAATTCCCGATCCATGACCGGAATAATTCTTCAGCGCGATACAAACCTTTTTCACCGTTCCGGATCATGACGGCCAGTTTTTTCAGCCGCCGCCGGATTCTGGGGATCGTCTTTTTCCCGATCCTGACAACCACATGACCGGTTTCCGTCAGCCGGTACCGGAATTGCAGGAATGTGAAAGTCTTTCCGATTGGACAAATTCTTGTCTTTTTCTGATTGATAAACAGCTTATACCGGACCGCCGCCAGGTCAAAAATTTCACCGAGGGTTTTTATCCTGGATAAATCCCGGCAAATGAAAGCCGTATCATCCATATACCGCTCATAATATTTCACGCCGTGAACGATTGTCAGCAGCTTATCAATTCCCGTCGGATAGCCGATAGCCGCAATCTGGGACGTAGGATCACCAACAGAGAGCGATTTATACAGCAGTTTTTGACCGCGTCTTTCGTTCATGTGACCGGCTTTCCGGTAATCCATCAGCTTGAATTTTGACCGTAACGCCGCCTGATATTCTGAATCCGACATATAAGACACGTCAATGCAGTATGAATCCAGAGCCTGCCGAACCAGGCGCCGGGCAAAGTCATCTTTTTCATACTTTTCTATCATTTTCATAGTCAAACGATGGTCGATATTGTCATAGAATCCGGAAAAATCCGTAAGACGGACATACCCTTCATTCGTTCCGTATTCCCGGAAATAGCTTTCCAGATGAGCAACCAGCCGCCGGCGGGCAAAATCGACGCCTTTATCTTTTAGCGACGCGCCGTTATCATAAATCAGTTTCTTCCGGACATCCGGAACGAGATAAAGCTCATTCAGGACGCTTTTCACAACCCGGTCCGGCATACGCAGCGCCGTTATCGGCCGCGGGATCCCGCGTTCATAAATTTCAAATCTGTTGTATTCTGATAATTCATAGGCACCTTCCAACCCGTAATACATAGCAGTCAGAGCATTTTGCAGTTTCAGCAGCTCATTTGACCAATTCCAGCGGAACTGCTGGACCTCTAATTTCCACCCGCTGACCTTCCGCACCGTAGAATAACCCCGGTAAAGATTATCCGCGTCTGCAATTGGATGACAAACGGCAGAATCCTCATAAAAATCCCATTCGTACATATTTCAAAATAAGGGAATCTACAATCGTACCGATCGTAATCGACGATATCAATCCCTTGCGTATTTGCCGGTAAACCGGACCGGATAATCTCTCCTTCCTCGTCGTACTCTATTGCCGGGATAATCAATTTCTGCATTATCCCGGACAAGCGGGGAATCGGGGCCGGACGCCATTAGCGTTAGACGTGTTGTTGTTGTTGGCGTTACCGTTGTTGTTGACATTGGCCGCGTTGGTGCCGCTGTTGACGGAGCGGAGCCACCAGTTGGAACGATCAGAAATTACCCGTTTTCTTCACACAAGACGAACCCGGCTTTTTCCGCAGCCGTTTTTCTTCGTCCTATTTCCTTTTCAAGTATTCTGGAACGCGTTTCGTTATAAGATTTCCGCCAGCCACGCAGCAGGCCGATTTCTTTGTTGATTATCTCCACCGTGATGACGATAAAATTTTTATTCGAGGGGATTGTGTCCCCGATGTAATTCAGTTCCCGGATCAAATTACTGCAAAGACCGATTGCTTCGTCTTGCAGGTCTCGTATTTTATCGCATTCGTTCAAATACTGCGGATTGATGCAGTTTGCCGTGTCGATATTAAAGATGATCTTGCGGATTAATCTGTCTAAGATAGCGCGTTCGTTCTGTATAAACCATTCGTCAAACTGTTCTGCTTGTTTCCGCTTTTCCTCCTGTTGTTTTGTCCAGTTCTCTTTTGACTGTTCGCTCCAGATTTCCCAGTTTGACGGCTGTTTCGGCAGTTTACGCGGTTTCTTGCCGAACCGACGGAAAGCCAGTTCAGTAATTTGACGCCGCATATTCAAAGCGTTATCACGAACGGCAAAGGTAGTTTCCTTACGATTATCAACGAGAACGGACATAATTTCCTTTCACGCTCCCTTACGGGAGCGGACTAAGCGACTAAGAGGAAGCGGGGCCGGACGCCAAAAGCGTTAGACGTGTAGTTGGTGTAGGCGGTACCGTAGTAGTAGACAAAGGCCGCGCTGGTGCCGCTGGAGACGGAGCGGAGCCACCAGCCGGAACGAATATCCATCTTCGACCGGTTATACCGGAAAAGGCTGAACTGTAGTTTATCGACCATAGCTTCCATTCCGCGGTTAGCGTGGATCATAGAGCCGTAAACCTGAATTTCGTTCGGCAGGTCACAAATGGACATACGCGTATCGCTGTTCCAGTCCGTATCTTTGAACCAAGCGCCGGTCGTTGTCGTTCCGGACGCCGAAGCGTCAGCGGGGTTTGGATAATAAACGTCAATCGCTTTGACGTGAGAAGCGCCGAAAGCCGCCCGGACGATGGTATCAGCGGCCTTCATAATAACCTGCCGCATCCTGGAATATTTATAGCCGCCGGCGGTCGTATTTGTGTTCGGATCGGCCATTGTCGCGTTCCACTTTTTGGCCGTTTCGGTTTCCTGAGAAGTCACAGTTACCGTTTCCCCGGCATAAGCGGAAGCGTTAGCGGTATTGATGTATTCCAGCGTCACCGGAGCCGCGTCCGGATCAGTATTGTATAGCACGGTCCCGGACGGGATTTTCATATTTCCGCGAGGCATCATGACCAGGTGATGAGCCTGTAAATCATGACTGTCGCCGGTCCGGATGTAATAATCGAAGTCGACGATCATATATTCCTGACCGTCTGCCGTCAGATAATCCCCGACAAACAGATCTTCAAACAGACTGAAACCGTTGGTCCCGGCGATTCTGTCCCACAAAGAGCCGTCTGTCAGATAAGCGGTAATATCTTTTTCACGCGGGATAGCGTTGTGAAAATCTGCAATGTTGTTTCCGAGGGCAGCAGAGGAGAAGTATTCCAGCTTTGCGAAAAGGTCCGCTTGATCCTCAATATCGCCGATGATCGTCCCCCAGATTCCGGTAATAGAATCACCGGCAGCGTCGATTTCCTTCCAGTATTCCGCATTGGAAAGTAGCGTGCCGGCAGGAACGGATTTCAGGGCATAATAACCCTTCCCGCTGTCAGTAACCACGTCCAGAACGTTATAGGCGTCAGCAGAAGACCAGGCGCCTTTTTTCTTCAACTCGATTCTGTTGATGTTTACACCCATTTTTTACTCCATCGTTATTTTTACGCCGAAGCCGTAAACCATCGTATCAACTTCGGTTTCTGTATAATATCGGCTGTCATGATCGTGACTGGACGGCGGAAAGGTTTGCGGAATATTCTCTATATCCGAACTCCAATCTGCTTTATTTTTCGCGGCCAGCGCACCAAGATCATTGATATTTGCTTTGTAAGAAAGCAGCGTATCAACCGCCGAAGAGGGATAACCGTCAAGGACCCACATCAGCCAGTTTGACCAGACCGAACCGCGATAAACACGGGAAGCCATCACGCCGCCGGATGAAGCGGCAATCTGAATTCTGTATCCGGATGAATTCCGGCAGACCAGCAGGCCGAAAGCCGTTCCCGTCTGGAAAGGCGTGTGTGTGCACGTGTTCGGATCGCCGGCATAATAAAAGGTCGTGTCATCAGGCAGAACGTCATTCAGATCTTCGTCAACCAATTCATACGGGACAAGTGACGTGTGAATGTGGCCGACATTGGATTTTTGGTTCAAAGCCGTTTGTAAATCCGTCTGATTTGATAAAGTGCCGCGGATTCCGCCCCACTCCGGGAAAATCGCGTCTCCGACCTCGATTATGATCAAATCGTCAATTACTTCGATTACTTCCATACGTTACTCCGTTGTGGAAGGTAAAACCCGGAACCAGCCGCCGAGATAATATTTTGCAACATCATCATCAGATGTGATCCGGATATCCCAGGTATAAACCCCGGATTCAAAACCGGAAGAAACCGCGTTGGAAATAAATAGATCCACCAGCCCGATTTCTGGGGTGATGATCGTTTCCATTTCACAGAGCAGATTCCCACCGTCTGGATTCTCCCGGACCTGACATTTTGCCGTGTAGCCCGTCAGGTCCACCGGTTCACCGTTCTTTTTAAGTTTCAGCGCCTTGTGAAATGTCTCACACCGGTGCATTGAGAAATCAAATGTTTCCATGTCACAGGCTGATCCTTGCTTTCTGCCCGGTCTGGAAGATGAAAACAACGTCCTTATCCGAGATTGACCATTTCCAGACCGGATTATTATGTCTCAGTGCAGGATCAACTTTATGCCAGGCGTCAACTGCTTTCTGCTGGATGCTTTCCGGCAATCCTTCAAATATGGCCAGTTCCGCCGGCAATGCTTTTTTCAGAACCGCTTCTTCCGGTACCGGTTCCACCGGCTCAGATACTTGAACCGGATCACATACGGTTTTTTCCGTTTCCGGCTGAATTTCCCAGTTATTATCTTTCGGATCGTCCCTTTTCAGGTCTTCCAGATTCTTTTTACTCATTTTTCCCATCTTTCAAATCCTTTTCTATGTCATCCAGATATGAGATGATCAGATTCCCGGCGTTTTTCATTCCGAGGCAGCGGCCCGGTTTACCGTGACACGGTTCCTGATAAAAAGGACAGGGGAAACAGCCGCTTTTCACGAAGCAGCATTCCACAGCCTTTTTGATAATAGCGATTTTTTCTTTTCCATTCATAGCAGTCAACCTTCAAATAAGCGGGACCGGGCGTCACATCCCGCGAGAGTCAAACGGACTATCCATAAGACGGCCCGGAAGAAAAATATCTGTTGATCTTTCTTTCATGATCTGACGCCCGTAAAACGCGAGGTACATCCTCACGACGCTCTAAAAAGTGGGTGCCGGTTTGGTTAGAATCGTCCGGAGAGAGGCGAAACTCCGGCACCACCGAGAAAAAATAGAGAACTGTTCTCTGTAACGCGGGCCACATGCCCACGACGTCACCAACAACAAAGCCCGTCAAAAGACCGGCCGGCCGCCATCAGTCGACAACAACGTCCTGACCGATAGTACCAAGATCATCAAGATCCATTTCAGGAGCAGCCGCCACGTTTGCGGACGGGTCTTCCACGCCGTCAACTTTCGGCGCGATTCCGTACCGTTCGCCGAGGCCAGGCAATGGTTCCTGAATTTCTTTCAGACTTCCGTCACCGGAAGAATATTCAAGCGGAGTGTCCGCAGGAACGCCGATTCCGCCTGTCACCGGTTCAAGGACCGGGATTTTCTCAGCGGAGTAATCGACGGCCATTTGTCGCCGTTTGCTCAGAATTTCTTCCGTTTCGACGGTTTCTTCGACGACCGAGGCTTCCGGATCCGCGATTTCTTCAAGGATTTCTGTTTCTCCTGAAATGACCGCGTCCCCTTCAGCGATTTCTTCTGTGATTTCGTCGTCTTCTTCTTCGACAGGCGGAATTTCTTCTTCCAGAGCTCCCGGCATATCCAGCGCGTCTTCAATCGTCTCAGGATGGTGTTCATCTGACGCGAGGACAGCCCGCTGATACTCGTGTTCTGCGGCCTGGTGCATCCCAGCCCGTCGAGTTCCCACCAAAGCAGAACTGCCGCTAAGCGTTTCCCGCCTTGCATTGTTCCGCGTGATGTTTCGCATGATCTTCCGAAAAATACTTGCCATTATTTTTCCTCTTCATTCTTTCCGATGGACCGCAGGTCAACGTTTCGCTGTTTGCTCAGCCCGTCTTCCAGAGCCACGCCCAGAATATAACTGACTACGGTCCCGACTACACCGATAACGGATTCTTCCGGTATCGGAAAATCCGGCCAAACCAGATAAATCATCGAATAGACGATACCGACGATTGCCGCCCAGAATTTCCGGGACTTCAATAAGTTGTATCCGACTGTTTTCATATGATTTTCCTTTCGCTATATCCCCGGAAGAACCCGCCAAATTCACGCGGAGCGTGATTCTGACGGGCCTTTTTGCCCGGGGCTTACACTTATTCCCCCTCCTGAGTAAACCCGCTCAGGGGCTCACAGGACGCGAGATTTCGCGTCCTGTTACCTCATCAGTCAGAGACATTGGACTTGTACAGCGGGCGATAGTCCGCAACCAGCACATTCAGGAAGTGACGTGCCTTGACGCGAACTTCGTCATTGCTGAATAGCGCGCCCTGGGTCTGGTTATCGGCGATATAGATTTCCGGCATAATGCCGAAGCGCTCACCAATAAAGATTGCCGGAGCGATTGCCGGATCAGCGACCGCCGCCCAGTCTGTCGGATCAGAGAATTCCGGACACACGATGACATCACCGAACTGCCCGCGCTGCAGGTTTTCAGAAGTGATGTTCGCTTCGTAGGTCAGGGACGGATACAAAATGCGCTGTGCCGTCAGGCGCAGGCCACGCGGTACGATCAGATAACGGGCATCAACAGCCTGTTTCGGTGCTGCCACTCCGGACGGAGTAAGAAGATCCTGATCCCAGATAGCCTGTGAAGCCGCTTCCCAGGTTGCCGCAGAGAGCGCGGAAGTCCCGAGGTTGAAGTGATAGGTCGCGTCAAAGACATTTTTGGTGTCAGCCATGGCCGGACCAACGCCGGAGTTGGCAAGAAACACGTTAGCGACCAGGGCAGAAATGCGCCGCAGGCCGGCAGTCGCGAGTTTCATAGGATACTGCTTCAATTTGAAGGTGTCATCCCGTTCAAACATCTCGATTGTCAACCCGACATAAGCACCGTACTTGCCCCAGGAACCGGTTTCCGGACTGTCTTTGACAGCCAGCGGAGTATAATTCCCGCCTTCTGCAACAGACGGCAGCATGGCCAGTTCACCGACAAGGATTCCGGTTATGTCCTGAAGGTTTTCAAAGTGCTCGACTTTGACAATTTTCTCCCACCAGCGATAACCGGAAGCGCCCAGTTCGTCCCAGGTCTGGGCAACGATCTTATTCAGGACGTTGGCCAGGATACCCGGCAGGTCAGAGGTGCTGGAGAACTGCGCCCGCGTCGGATCAAAGCCGCCGCGGAAGTCGCGGTCACCGGTCATCATGACATAAAGCTCACGGATACCGCTCAGCTTATCGACCTTCAGGCCGGCCAGTTCCCGCGGACGCTTTGCGCCCAGCAGATCATGGACAGCGGCCACAACCTGGTCATGGGAAGAGAACATAGCGCCGACGTTCCCGCCGATGCCGCGGACGCTCTCACCCGCCGTGAGTTTGGCATACAGAGCGCGATAGTCCTTGATTTCCTTATCAAGTTCTTCCGGCTCAAAAAGACGATTGGCAAACTGCGCCCGGATCTTGTCACGCATGGGCATGGGAATATCCCGGGCATTGGAAAGTGCTGTTTCCAGCAGATATTTACACTGTTCGGCACGGATGGCGCGCATCTTTGCCGCTTCCGCTGCAAGCGCGTTCTGATGTTCTGCGGCATTCCGCAGCGCATTTGTCGCCCTCACATCGTTAGCCATCTGACCGCGATAGCGGGCAGCGGTGTTTTCTTCCTGCCAGCGCTTCTGGACAGCGTTCAGCGCACGCAGGACAGCGCCGCCGCGCGCCGGATCTACAACCAGATCGACGGAGAAGATTTTCACGATTTCGGTCACAACAGAGCCTTCGCAGTTGAAAGCGAGGTCCGCGCTGAATCCGATCTTCGTGTCTACACCTTCGACGGCCAGAATTTCCGCAAGAGTTGCTTTGAGCAGGTCCGCGGACGGGCCGAAAGGCGTAAGCTGGGCAACAATGCCCTGCAATCCTTCGTCAAAGGAAGCGTTGGACAGCAGACCGGCCACATCCCGGACGGAATGGCCGTCCTGAGAATCCATGGGCAGGTGATCCACAAAACACTGCACGCCGTCAAACAACGGAACGGCAGCCCGCAATACGTCTGCACTGAACTCCCAGCCGTTACCAGTGCCGGCAGTCATGCAGACGATTTCAAAACCGTTTCCCCCGGCATCCGGGGTACCTTCCATCGGGAAGGACTGACGCTGATCGTCAAACTTATTCCGTGGCATATTTACTCCTTACGTCAAAATGCTCACACTTGTCCGGGACTTTCCCGGTCATGTCGACGGTGACTCTCTTCCCGCCGTAATCTCTATGACAATAAAACTCATCAAAACCGGCAAAACGATTCGTTTTTCCGACTATGATCCATGTACAATGAGCACAAAAAGGACAATTTTCCTCAATTTTTACGCCTGAATTTCGGCTATTCGTTCCTTTTCGTTTCGCCCATGCTTCCCAGCCTGTCGGGCGGCGCTCCTCGTAATTTTGGCTCATTTACGCTCATTTCCGTCTGCGCCCCGATAAATCTTTCTGTAAAATTCAACAATGGAATCAGAAAGTTTTTCATCATCTGCGGCGGCAGTGAGTAAAGCCCGTGCAATTTTGTCATTCCAGAACAATTTCAGGCCGAATTCATCAGCCCTGCTCGTGAATTTTTCAGCTCCCTGCTCATAGTGAGCGACCGCCGTATCAACCGTCGTTGTGTTGTATTTCGTCGGATCAGTCTCACCATTAGCATTATTGATAGCTGACATAAACGCCAGGTATTCATGTAAATTCCATTCTTGATCCGCTCCGGCTTTCAGAATCATTTCCGGATCCGGTTCCTCACCGGCAAACTTATAAACCAACCGGACAAATTCCTCACGGCTGATATAACCGAGTTTCCGCATCATATTACAGACGTTGGCCATCGTTGCCGCGCCGGTCGAAAGTGAAGTATTATCCATTTCGAAAACATCAGATCCGATCAGATGAATTTCCACTTCCGGATTGACAGAATAATCTTTCAGACGACGCCGACGCAGGACGGCCCGCAGTATCTGTTCAATGATCCACAAGAAAGTTTCCTGTCGTTGTTTGAAAGTGCGGTAAGTCGCGCCACCCGCCGCTTCCGCAGAAGTCTTTGACTGTGATTCTGGTTCAGCCAGAAAATGAAGTGGGATCCCGACGCCGGACGCAATCTGTTTTTTCAGAGCCAGACCGTCAGCCGCCGCGTCATTGCTTTCAAGCTTTGCCGAAAGGATATCCCATTCTTCCGACGGATCAGTGACCAGGATAGAACCAGGCGTCAAAGGACGCTGATTCAGTTGATTTTGCCGATTGACCCGCTCAGCCTCGGACCGTAGCTGTGTCTTGACGGTGAAAAGAAAGCTGTTCCGGTAATGATTCAGTCGCGCCCGGTCTTCCAGCCAGCCGGAATATCTTTGCAGCCAGATCAGGACCGGTGCAAGGTCCGGTTCACCCAGCTTTGCCCCGATTGGCCGGTTTACGGTAAACTGCATCATTCTTGGGTCCAGGGTTGGAAACTGCGCGCTTTCAGCATCGACATGATTCATGGCCAGCAGGTTTTCTTCGGTGTACTCAAACCATAAAGCCTGTTCATAATCGTTGGCCGCCGTTTCAATATTCTGCACGGCTGTTGCCGGGACAGCCCGGACAAAGCTGTTCCCGGCCAGATCGGAGGAAATCAATATGAACAAATTGCCTGTCCGTGTCAGTTCGTCGCACCATTCCGCAATCCGGATATCCATGTGATTCAAAGGATCATTCCAGAAATCTTTCAGGACTTGCAGAACGTGTTCGTCATCACATTCAATCTGGATGCCATCCCCGATGACATACTGTGTTTGCAGGTTGACGATTCTCCGGGCAAGCGGATTTTCCCGCCACGCCGTCAAAGACGCTTCAATGACGTTATAGAAATTTCCCTGGGAACGATCCCGCAGGCCGGTATTGGCGACGCCATCATAAAAGACGTTATCGTCCTGTTGTGCTTTCTTCCGGCTGATTCCGGATTCCGCAAAAAATGTTCTGATCGAATCAATCAATCCCATGTCAACCTCCAAATGATGCCGGGGACGGGTTCGAACCGCCGTCCTGGTTATTACCTATAACCTGTTCTTCCGCTGAACTACCCGACAATATCTTTGTCCCGTAACTGTCGCTTTCAGCCATCCAGCCGCGAACCGGGAACTCTACTTCATAGCAGGCCAGACCAAAGCGGTAAACCGGACCGGAGATGATCCGCCCTTGTGTCCCGTTCGGAATTGTTGTGATAAGGTCTCCCATGGGTGTTTTTCTCAGGTTTCCGCCTGCCGGGGCGGCAATCGCGGTTAAGGGGCTACACGCATTAACCATCGTGTCATTCATGAAAAATTCAGAGGGATCAATCACCGTGTTGGTGAGGTCCCGGATTTCAAAGTGAAGGTGAATCCCGGTGCTGAATCCGGTCGTTCCCATCAGCCCTAAAAACGTGCCGGCAGGAATTTTTTCGCCGACGTTCACGTTGATTACTTCCATGTGGGCATAGAGGGAAAAGCCGAAATTGTGTCGAAGTTTGACATAATTTCCGTACCCGTTCGCCTGAAAAGAAACCTTTTCAACAGTGCCGGTAAAAGCAGCGCGAATCCGCCGGTCGTCAGAATACAGATCAATGCCGCCGTTATAGACGATTTCAGGATGTTCCTTCGCATACTGTAAATGCTCCTCGTAACTCTGTGTAATTACATACGGTTCAGCAACCGGACATTTGAATAACTCGATAACGTTCATTACCAGCTCCCATAATTTTCAAGAGGATCAGCCGCCGGAACGACTAAAGTTTCACCAGGCAAGACCCATTCCCCGCCGACTTTTTCTTCTATGACTGCCGACATGGCCGCCGACATAATCAAATCGTCGTGAACATAGTCGCCGTTTTCGTTCCTGGTGCCGTCAGGGACCGCAAATTTGATGAGATTGCCCACGCCCGGTACAACTTCATACTTACAGTATTTAATCTGCTCAAAATAGCGTTCCTGAAGCGAATCCGGGGTTTTATATTCCTTCCAACGACCGGTGTTTATCATCCCGAGCCATTTCCAGCCCATATCAGATTTTGTTTTCAGCGAGAATGTGAACTTGATAAACTTATTCTCGGGAACAAGTTGCTGAATGAAGTCAGCCAGCCCGCCGCCGATCCCGGTCCCGTCGATACAAACGTACGGATTCCAGATATTGATAAGCCCTTCCAGACGCGCATACTGTTCTGTCTGTTTCAGACCTGTCCAGTTATACCGGCAGACGACTTTCCACGTCACGCCGTGTTTGATTGTGGATAACGTGGATAAGTCAATGTCGCAGATCGTGACCGCCGTCGCGTCCCGTTTCTGGGATTCGTCGGTTTCCAGTTTCCGGCCGGATTTATTTTCTTCTTCGCCGCCCGCGACGTCGATCATCATTGCATAGACGTGACCGGTCTCCGGTTCTTCCCGCCGTTCATGGGCCCCGGCCATCAGCGCCCGCGCGTTCTGAATGAAGCTGCTTTCCGCGTCCACTTCTTCCGAGTAGTATTGAGTTTTGATTGTCGGGTGATTCCGGCCCATCTTCGCGACTTCTCCCATCACATAAACTTTGTATTCCGGCACTTCCGGGAAAATGTCTTCGCAGGTTAATCGAAAAACGCGCCGGATCCCGTCTTCTTTCTGCATTTGCAGACAGAATTCATATTCCCGATGTAGCAGCGTGTCTTTTGTCCATGCCGTGCCGTAAAAAACCGTCGTTGCATTGGTCGAAGCGGCCATAGGAGCAATTTCTTTGTCAAATTTCTGCTTTCCGATGTCCTGCGCTTCGTCCACTTCCAGAAGCAGGTTTGCCGTTTGGCCAACGATAGAGGAATTGGGATCACCGGAGAGAAAGATCAGCTTTGCATTGTTCATGACGTACATAAAGCCCTGGGACGGCTGCGCTTTCTCAGCGGTAATCTGATTCCGCCGCGTCACGGTCTTGAAACGTTCCTTTGCGTTGATCGACTGCGGTTTCCACGTCGGTGAGACTTTCACGATATTCCCGCCGATTTCAGAGAACCGGAACAACAAATAATTTTCTAACTGCGCCTGAATCTCATTCTTTCCGGTCTGACGCGGGAACATCAGGCAGAACCGGCGCCCGCGCCGATGCAGAACGCTATCCACAATCGCGTCTACAGGCTCTTTCTGATATTTCCTGATGGAAATCCCGCCCGCCCGGACGAATTTATGAATATCTGCGATCAATGGCCGAAAATCAATCTGCTGCATATTCAGAATAAAATTCCTTGCGTTATTACGAATTCCCGGTTATTCCATGCTTCCTCAGCAATCCACGGCATTTTATAATGAGCTGTCTTTTTTCCGCAAACTTCACATTCATATCGACAGTTATCATCAAACCCATCAAGATGTGTGATCAGTTTCGGATAAACGCCGCAGCACTTTTCACATTTTGTGCCGTACCAGAATCCGAGAGAAAACCCTTCCGCTATGATCCTCTCTTGATTCTCTTTTGCTTCTTCCGCCGTCATTCCAAAAGTCCGCCGAATCCTAATTTTTGAGGTGTAACGCCTTCTATGACAGCCCGAACTTCAAGAATATGGAGATATTCACCCATGACACGCTGCTGATCCCGTAATAATTCCAAAGGACAATCATGAGCCGGTTCGTCGTGTCCTTGAATTTTGGCTGATTCAATTCTGTTGCAGAAATGTTTCAGCTTCATATATCTGATCCAGGTTTGTTGGTATTCAGCAATGAACCGTTCAATATAATTGTCGCTGTTCATTTTTTCAACTGTGTCGCTTAGCTGCATAAGTCTATCATTCCTTTCCATCCTATCCATCATGCTGACCGCTTCAGCATATTTACCAATTCCAAATTTATTTTCCATTTTTCTTTTCACTCTTTTCTAATGTCTGTTCCAGGTAATAAAGCGCGTCCCATTCAAGTTTCGTCTCACAGTCTTCTGTCCCGCGATAGATACAATCCACACGACACAAACCATCAAGACAATTCCGGAAAGCCTTGACGACTGTTTTCATTTTGAATTTCGGTTTATTACCGTCCATCATAAATTCCCGACAATAGCTTTGATCAATGCCGCAATCGAAGCGGCAAAACTTCCGCCAGTGATCCAGTCATATTTCACTTTCAGGGCGCCTATCGCGTCTTCAAGCGCACGAATCCGCTGTTCATGGTCACTGACAGGCTTCAACCGCTCGTCAATCAGGGCTGATTGGTGAGCAATCTTTTCTTCGATCGAATCAAGACGCATACTGACCGTCGCATTCAGAACCGCTAATTCCTGGGCGATTTCTGTTGCCGCCTCTGCGTAATTCATTGGTTTCCTCTGTGTTGCCATTCTCAGCTATTCTCCAAAAGCGAGGCATTCACCTCTTCAAGAGCGGCCAGCAGTTGAGCATGGATACCCACGTTGGCCGAATCGTTCAAAGCCTTGTCAACCTGCATCAGCCGCCCGACTGTCGCGGCATTCTTCGTTATCAAACTCACAACCGCCGCGTAATCTTCCGGTTTCATCTTTGATTCGTCCACACCTTCCAGATACTTCAGGATCCGCAAAAGCGTAACGCGGCAGACCTCAATTTCATCCTTCACGCCGTCTTGGGTGCCGGACAGCGCTTCTATTTCTTCCGGGTCAAAGCGCCGGGAATACAGGCCATGTTTGACCGCATTTGTATTCCCGGGCTGCCCGCCTCTCCTTTTGTCAAACAGGGAAGGTTGGTAAACGCCCTCTTTCTGTTTGAGTTTCTTCCGTTTCGCTCTCGACTGTTTTCTTGTCATTCATCATCATCATTATTCATGCTGCTGAAAGCCACCGCCAGCAAAAAGCCGAACAGGAAGCCCGCAAAAACCAGCGCAAACGCAAAAATGATCCCGGTTACGTTCACAACATTCTCCGTTTCAGATATTCCAACACGTCAGTATTCAGCCGCCGGACACAATCCCGGCCGAGCCCTTCATAAGGACAACACGCACAACCGCGCCGGAACTCATCCACTGTGTCACAGCAAGCCCGAACGCCCTGGACAACCTCCTCAATGTTTTTGCTGATTTCAGTCTCGTTTCCAGTCATTCCGCCTCAATATGATTCAAGACAAAATTCCACATTACATTTACTGTTTCCGGTTTTTCGTAAAGCGGGAAGGAATTATGACCGTATTTTTCAGCGTTTTCAGCCGCCTTAGAGCATTTCGGACAATATAACCGCGCCCGACGGCAGGTCCAGCCGCTTTCATAAGCGTTTATCAGCTGATCCAGAAGCCCGACGCCGGTTATTTTGATATCCTTCCGCTCTCCGCAGTTTTCACATTCCAAATAAGCCTTAGTCATGCTTTGCTCTCCCAATCCCGGCAAGCGAAATCTGACCGAACAAAAATAGAATGTAGTTTGCAATAGCGCCCGTCTTCATAACAATCACATTCATTGCAGCACTTTTCTAATTCTTTTTGGTAATCTTTCAATTGTTCTTCCGCGTCAGAAATCATTTTCCAACCGCATTGTCCGTTTTCAGTGCCATGATACGGGCATGTAGGACAATTGATACCGCCGTCATTCCATAAACATTGTTCCAGAGCAATAATCACTTCGTCCAGCGTCTTACTGCGTGTGGGAAGTTCTTTATTCTCATCTTTCCTGAAAACTTTTTCATTCCTTCGTACCATGTCACACCTCATTCCAGATAGCAGAATTTCAGCGGATCAGAAGTTTTGGCCGTCAGGCGGTCAAACTGTTTCAGGATCCTGCTGCCGATCGTCCCGAGTGTGACGTTTGGTTTTTCTGTTTCATTCAGCTTCCAGTTCCAATAGTGATAATCAATTTCAAAAAGGGAAATGTCGTCATTTTTGACAATATCGCACTGCATATGGCCATTGATACCGAAATAATCAAGCAGTTTTTTCTTTGCCTGTTTTTTAGATAATTTCACCCATTCCATGAACGCGTCAATACTTGCGGTCCGGGTTAAAGCAAATTCCAGCACTTCCGCATTTGGTTGAATTTCCGCAAGATCCTCAAGCAGTTCCGGATGTTCATCAATGTCAGTTGCCATGAAATCAGGATATTTCCTGTATCCGTATTCATATCTGCTGTATTCGTTGTCAATCTGATTGATAAGATTCCGGATTTCTTCTTTTTCCGGAATTTTTCCGGATTTTTCCGCATCATCATCATGTTGATTAATCTGTATATCAGTATATGTTGATGATGATGATTTAAAATCATCGTGCGGAAATTCTCCGGATTCTGCCGGAATTTCTCCGGTTTTCGGAAAATTTCCGGATAATTCGCCGGATATTTCAACGGTTTCCGGAATTTTTCCGGATTCAAGCGCCGTCACCCGTGCTTCCAATGCCATGATCCGCGCTTCCATTTCCGGAATTTTTCCGGATTCCGGAATTTTTCCGGGAATGGCCAATCCGGAATTTTTCCGGGAAAATTTTTCCGCCCCGTCTTCGTATTCGAAAAGTGACGGTTGTTCCGAGGCCGGGGAGGGGTCCGCCGGCTCCGTCGTTTCGCCCCAATACAAAGGAAGCTGGACGTTTTCGCCGGTCAATTGGTACCGGTTTCGGCCGGTCTGGGTGATGATCTGACGCCCGCGGAGCAGTTCAAGCCCGCTGTTTACCGTCTTATCACTGTATCCGGTCTCTGTACAAAGGTACGAAACCGAAACATTCCGGTTCCCGGCCATCATGATAGCCAGGATAATTGAAAGTGGAGCGCCTTTTAACTCTCTCAAATTCAACTTTTGCATAATTTCCTCCAATTTTTTGGTATAATTGAAGGCATAGAGTAGCAGTCTATACCTTCTTCAACCCGCAGCTCAGGAGCAGCAGGAATACAGACGAATTATTTGAGTTAGAATAGTTCGCCTGTATTTTTTTCTCTCTGGAAAGGAGGACTTTATGAAATTGTCTGAAGCTGTGGAAATGTTCTGCATCTCAATGACCGGCGTAAAAGCCAAATCCACAATCAAGTGGTACAGAAACTATTTATCTCCGATCACGGAATTTTTAGAAGATCCGGATATCGAAAGCATTGACCTTTTTGCGCTGGAACGTTATCGCGCGTCTCTGGATCGAAAGTCAAAGGCTATTGGAAGGGAAAACAAGAACGTTTCTGTTTATACCATCCATGCCAGCGTAAGAGCGCAGAAGCGCTTCTTCAATTGGTTATATCGTCGTCGGATTATCGAAAAGAATCCGTCTGACTTTTTGGAAAAACCAAAGCTGCCGACCCAACCAAGGAAAGGGATTCAGCCGCAGGCTGCGGAGAAGATGCTTACCGCGTCCAAAGCCAATACTCGGGATTATGCAATACTGTTGTTTTTCAGGGATACCGGCTGCCGTGCCGGTGGAATTTATAATCTGCTGACTGAAAATCTGGATATTCTCCACAACAAAGCAGTGATCCGGGAGAAAGGCGACAAAGACAGAACCGTCTTTTTCACTTCAGAAACCGCCCTGGCCTTGACAATGTATAATACCGTTCGTCAGAATCCGAATGACGAGGAGAAATTCTTCCTCAACGAGCAGTTTCACACGCCGCTGACTTACTTCGGAGTTTATCAGATCTTCCGACGCCTTGCGAAACAGGCGAAGATCAAGACCAAATTCAGCCCGCATCAATGGAGACACGCCGCCGCCCGGTCCTGGCTTATGGCCGGCATGAACATCAAGACCGTTTCCCAACTTCTGGGGCACACCAGCGAGAAAGTGACCGCCGACATTTACGGAACCTTGTCTGAGCAGGAACTTTACCGTCTTTACACTGAAACAATCCAAAAAATATACGCTAATAAACTCACAGAATAACAAATAAAAAAGCAGGCTGCAACGTGAAATTTTCACATTACAGCCTGCTTCATTTCTTCTTTTCAGAGCAATGGACTCATAAGCCCTTTGTCGAGGGTTCGACTCCCTCCCCCGCCACTTATTAGAAGCTTGGTAATGCTTAAATTCAGGTAAACTATTCAATTATCAAGGTTCTAATTTGGATGATGCTGACTGGTAATCTTATCATCCACTGAAAGGCGGCAGTAACCGCCTCTTTTTTATTTTACATCATCAAACCGAATTATTTCAAACACATCTTCAAACTTACAATCAAGCACAGTAAGGATAGCGGCAACGTTATCAAGCCGAAAATTGACGGAATCACGAAAGAACTGCTGCCGTGAAATGCCTGCTTCCTCGGCTAAATGTGATATACTCATGTTTTTTTCCTTACATTTTTCCTTTATCTTGTCTCTAACGATCACGCTAACCATGATTTTCTATCTCCTGTAGCTTTTAACACACAATTTTATACCAAAAGATAGCTGTGTCAAGCCCATTTTGTGATTCTGACAGAGAGCCACGGCGGGGAATTCCCGCAAAATCCGAAAAAACAGGCTGAAATTGAGCAAAAATCCGGAAAAATGGTCCAAAAATGCCATATTTTGAGCAAAATTCTGAAAAATTTTTTGCCCCGGTGCCTACTTCGCGGCGCATATATCTCTCGTTTCTTTCGAAGGAAAGACATAAGAGGAAAGAGGTGGGAGAGGGGTTGAGTGATTGAAGATGTGATGACTGTCTGTTGACAGAAATCTGATGGCAGATTGTTGCTGATGGTTGATGACTGTTGATTGATGAAGCGATCCTGCTGCAGAAAAATTCCTGTTGATGGAAAGCAGACAGAAGAAGTGATCCTGTTGCAAAAAATTTTCTGTTGATGGAAATTGTTCGTGATGAATTGCGTAGAATCGTTTCTGTTAATTCGTTTCGATTAATTTTGCAGGGAAGGCGACGGAAAACGTGGAACAGAAACGAAAACAGATCACTCGTCAACATTTTGAAAACAGACTGGATCATTTTCGTGAAGTCACGAAAATGGAAAACGTCATCCTGCAAGTTAGAAGTGACGGTTTCGGATGAATTTTCCTCGTAAAAGATGCGATTTTGCAAGTTACCGGCAACTTAGATATAGCATTTGCTATATCGTGACAAGACAGTGACCTCTTTCCATATCGAAATGTCAGGGAAGTTCAGCGATTCACAGCGAAGCGTTCGTGTTTTTCTCTGTCCGCAAGCGGCCAGTGCCTGCCATTGCTACGCTCGGCAGGCGAAAAAACCGCCCACTCTACACCAAACCGCAGTGCTCGTGTGAAAATTGATTGATTCTTTTGTGGGCGGTTTTTTATGTCGTGTATGTCAAGCGTCGTTTTGATTATTGCAGTGCTTTATATCTTGCCGTTATGTGATCGTGTGACGCTCACCGGCAATCAATCACAGAATCGGATACTTGTGATTGTTTCAGCGAACGTGACGGTATAGCGGATTCTTCACGTTATCCGGTCTTCCCTTTGGTTGGTTTGCGTTGGCTTCCACCTTTCAGGTGAGGCCGGCCGCAAACCAACCAAAGGGATTGACCTGTAAAGCTGCTAATGTTTGCAGGTTATGTGATCGTGTGACTGCCGCTGTGATCATGTTATTTATTCTACTGCTTGCCATATCTAAGCGTCTTAAGCCCACCCACCCACCCATGGCGCCGCTTGTAGCGCAGTGACCGTGTCCGTTCGCAATGTCACGGACGGACAGCGCCGTCTTTGCAAAACATTTAACCTTTCCAGTTGGGTGACCGGTTGCCGGAAAAGCGGGCTTCCGGACTTCCAGCGGCCGGAACGGACAGGCCCCGCACCCCCGGGACCGGAAAAGGTGCAGTGTGCGAGACAAAACCGGGAAAAGACTTGTTTGTTCCGGCAGGCTGGCAAGCGGACGGACGGCGCGGACAGCCGTTAAGTTTTTGGGAAACCGGTTGCCTCCGTCCTGGCGGTTTTGACGGTCGTCTGGCCTTAAAGGTGCAGTGTGCGAGACAAAACCGGGAAAAGACTTGTTTGTTCTGGCGGGCATGGATCCTGTCCTTCCGGGCTGTCGGTGCGACTGGTGGCAGTGGTCGAGACAAAACCGGGAAAAGACTTGTTTTCCTGCCGGACAGCCGCCGTCACAGGCAGCCCACACACCCCACCCGCAACGGCCAACCGCCGGACCGGGCTTGTGGGCTTGACCACCAAAAACCCTGTAAAGCGTTCGTGTGGGGACGCAACCAAAAAGCACAAAACCCGGAAAAGCGTTCGTGTGGGGACGCAAGCCGTCAGACAACCCAAAACGCTGATAACAGTCCCCCTCCACGTCGTTCGTGCCATGGCATAGGTCGTAAGCCTGATAAAAGGTCATGTACGTTATGCGTTAGTGTCCGAAAATCGTTCGGGCAAGTGCCTAAAAACCGCGGTATTAAGCGTTCGTGCCAATGTTCGGCGGGTCATACCGCGGTTTTTTTAACGGCATCCCTCACTTTTTAGACTTCCAGTAATAGTAGAGGGTGTCGTGTGTGCGTTTTGTTCTGTCTGCCGTCTTGCGATAGCGCTCTTTTCCGGACCGGGTTTTGCGCTTTTTGTTTGCGAAAGCGTTCGTTTCCGGACCGGGTTTTTGGTGACCAAGCCCATAAGCCCGGTCCGGCGGTTGGCCTAAAATTTTTCCCCCTGTCCTGCCGACCTGCGTCCGGCAGACCAGGGGGAAAAATTTTCAGCGGGTGGGGTGTGTGGGCTGCCTGTTCCTCTGGCTGTCCGGCAGGAAAACAAGACTTTTCTTGATCCGGTTTTGTCGCTCCCACAGCCACCAGTCGCCCCGCCATCCCTACAGGCCAGGAACCATGCCCGCCAGAACAAACAAGACTTTTCTTGATCCGGTTTTGTCGCGCACACAGCACCTTTTTTGGGGCCAGACGACCGTCAAAACCGCCAGACCTCCGGCAACCGGTTTCCCAAAAACTTGATAATCGTTTTGGCTGTCCGCGCCGTCCGTCCGCTTGCCAGCCTGCCGGAACAAACAAGACTTTTCTGATTCCGGTTTTGTCGCGCACACAGCACCTTTTCCTTTTTGCCCTGCCTGGCCCCGCTCAGCCGCTTATGTCGTGGTAATTGCTGTGTTCTGGTAGGGGCGCGGCTGGCGGGGCTTGGCAGGGCAAGTCCCGGGGGTGCGGGGCCTGTCCGTTCCGGCCGCTGGAAGTCCGGAAGCCCGCTTTTCCGGCAACCGGTCACCCAACTGGAAAGGGCCGGCGGGTCTTCCGGATCCGAGGGATCAGCGGCCAGCGCGGCCGGTTCTGGGTGATCCAGGATGACTAATTTTTATTAGTTTGGGATTTTTCTCGTATTATGTGGTATAATTGTCTATAGGGGAAACCCCACCCCTGCAGCGCTCGTCCCGCTGCACTCAACGCAAGGCAGACCGGAGCCAATCCGGCAGAAAGGTAATTATGAGAATCTCGAATTTTGTTTACCCGGAATCAATCAACTGGGATACCTTTTATAAGGCTTATGAATATGTTGAAAGCTGGAAAAATTCCATTTCCAGTCATGAAAGTTGGCTTCATAAGTTTGGTGAAGATCTTAATGATCTTTATCTCCAAGGTTGCAAAACCAGACGTTTGTCCCGCTTTTCCGCTGCTGAGGCTGTTTGTGATGTGCTTGACCTGGATATGGAAACCATGGTCCGGACCATTCGCGTTATTGACGAATGTCAGAAACGTAATTGCTGGGATTATGATCATGTTGAAGTTTACTGCATGTTGTTACGGGCAAAGCGAACAATCAGCAGCAGCCACAATTAAATAAGTAATGGGCTGGAAGTCTCGACCACTTCCAGCCCGTAAAACCCCAACGCAAAGAAAGGATTTTTCAAATGTCAATTTTATCACAGTATTTTGAATATAACGATATCTGCGAAAAAACCAAGCTGGAACTTTTCGCGGAATATTACCGGGCATTTAATGCAAGCGTTTTTCTTTATGATCCGGATCCGGAAGTCCGGGAAGCCTGTGAACAATGGGCAAAACGCGGGGAAATCCGTTTGCAGGAAATAACGTATATTCTCCAGATTTTGGGAATCTATGACGAACTTTTCAAAAAATATCAATATGAAATCGACGTAGAAACCGCACTGGAAAAAGGAATTTCCTATAAAGAAGCCCATGACGCGCGGGTTTTTGCCCGTGCTTAAGTTCTCCGTGCTGCTGCTGTTCCGGCCGGATCAGCAGCAGCGCAACCAACGAAAGGAAGGAATAAAATGACACCCCAGAAGAAAACCACACCAAAACAGAAACCCGTTACAGGTGTTCCCAGTTTTGAAGTTCAGAAGTTTGACCAGGGTAAAGAAGTCCCGGCATACTTCGAAAAAATTGATCCTGTTGCCGCACTTCCGGCCATTGAAACCCCGGACACGCTAAGCATAGCAGAATCAAAACGGTCACCGCGTGTTTACATCGAACAAGAAACCATTCATGACAAAATCGGTTTTTCTGAATCTGCTATTTTCACCGGTTTACATGTGAAGCGTCAGCCGGTTATCGCTTTTTCCGAGGACGGTCAGAAAATCAAAATCTGGGATTTTGAAAACAAATATTATGCCTTTTATCTGGATGAAAAAGGTGATCCGGTCCGGATGATCGAAAAAACGCGGGAACTGGTGCAGGAGTTTTTCACGGTCCTGACCAGAGGTCACGGGGCAACAATTTTTAAATGGCAAAACCGGCGGGAAGCATGGTTGAAATTCAATCCGGATACGCCCGGAATCCGTTTAGTCGGTACTTATGTTTCTTTTGGTGCTGCCATCCGTGCCATTGAAAAAATGTCACCTTCATATCGGATCACGTTCAAAAGCTGCGTGACGTTCAAAACCTACTATTTGAAGAAGCAGGAGAAAGGTTATAACGTCATCGATCCGGAAACCGGGGAAGTAATTGACTTCATAAATCAGCACTTTTTTTGCCCGGCTGAATAAGGTCAAACTGTAGCTAACAACTTGTTAGCTACAGTTTCCATCATTACAAATTACGAGGAAAAAGGAGAACAAAATGACAAACTCAATTGAAATTGTAAAAAAACCACAGCTAACATCCCAGATTTTCAGTAATTTTTTGGGTGATTGTGTTGAACAATATTTGTCTGTCAGGCGGTTTGAACTGCAGCCAAAAAGCCTGAAAACATATACTGAAAGTCTGAATGTTATGATTTCATACTTTGGATCAGATAGAAAGGTTGAAACCATTACACAAACCGAACTGATTTATTTTTTAGGATCCATCGACCGGAAACCGTCAGGCGTTTTCATGGTGTGGCAAACAATCGGTTTCTTTTTCAAATGGTTCTACAAAGAGGATTATTCCAATAATCCCATGCTGGGCTGGAAGATGAAGCGACCTAAAAGTGATCCCATTGGTGGAATCGATCCCCAGCAGGTGGAAAAGATCCTGAAAAAGATTTCTGGAAGCACAGCCGCAAGGGATAAAGCCCTGATTTCTGTTTTGTTTGCGTCAGCCCTTCGGGATACAGAATTTTGCAGTCTGAAACTGCAAGACATAAACCCGCGAACCGGTCAGATTAACGTTTCTTCTGTTAGCGCGAAGGGCCGGAAATTCCGTCAGGTCTATATCCTGGATCAACCTTTAAAACTCCTGAATAAATATCTGAAAAGGATTCCGGATCCTGAAATAACCGCCAATCTTTGGCAAACGCAGAGCGGCCAACCACTAACGGAATCCGGAATCAGGGACATTGTTTCCCGGTCCTGTTCTGCAGCCGGTCTTCCTTCGTTTTCTTTTCACGATTTTCGTCGGGGATGTGCCTTGACGATGTACCGGAAAGGCGCAGATATCAAAACAATCAGCCATTTTCTGGGTCATTCCGATCTAAAAGTAACAGAGCGTTATCTTGCGTTGGAAGATAAAGACAATCTGGCGGCTGCTGTTCAGTTTTCCCCGCTGAAATGAGGTGATCCAATGAACAAAGAAGATATCATGGAAGCA